ACATGATATATGGATAATCTCAATATTCTAGTAGAAGCCAAGCGCGAATACCTAGACCAGCTTTCCATTCTCATGTGCCCAGTTATGATCGACGTATTTGATGTTATGTACCAAGAAGCACATAAACTTTCAAAAGGCCGCAAGGTTCTCATCATGTTTCAGAAACTCTTACAAGATGTTCCAGAGTGGAACGAAACCATGTCTAAAGAACATACCGATAACATAGCTGATAGGTGCGCGTGGTTTAAAGATCTCGTAGCTGCGGTATTTGTCAGTTCGGTGAAAATTTTGTCAGCCGTACGCTTGAGCAAGGACGTTAAGAAACTTTCCGTAAAGTTACCCTCGAATGAAGTTTTTATTCATTCTTGTTATAAAAACGCAGCCAAGGATTTATATAAAAATCCATACATTTTCAGTGAAAATCAGTCTGAATATAATCGTAATGATGAATTATTTGAGCGTTTTAGAATTTGTATTGAAGCGACGGTAAAGGAACTCATACCCGTACAACAAATTCTCCAAACTTATATGAGCACAACTGACGATATTATTGATCCTCAAGATGCCGACCTCGAAACTGACGATGTTGACGAATATGATGAAACCCAACAAAGTGGCGAAGCAGAACCTGAACCAGAAATGGGTGGCGAATATAACCCAACTGGAGAAAGTGAGGGGATGGTAGACGCACCACCGGAAGACTTAGCACCCCCCCCCATGGAAGAACCTATGGAAGAATCACCCATGGAGCAACAACCCCAACCACAAGCTCATCCGCGCCATTTTGAAAATGAATTTAGAACGATTCCACGGGTACGACCAGGACAACCACAAGCTCCACCAGAAGATGAAGATTTGTTTCCAGATGCACCCGATTCGAGAATAAAAAAAACTAGGTATTAGTATATGGATATAGACGAATATCTACGAGACCCCTTTGGAGCCAGTATTATCGCGGGTGGTTTAACCGCTGGTTATATCCACATGAAGGCTAAATTAAATAACGAAGGAACCCTAACAACTAGCGCATATGCTAAACCTGCCGCATTGGTAATGATTTTAGTGTATTTTATAGTATCGAATGGAATAGGTAAGCGTGAAACCATTTCAACAGACCCATTTTGATTAACTTAAAGAATATCTACGTATCGTGTATATAATGACCTCGGTTACCGCCTTTAACGACATGATGGGCCAGTTCCTCACTGAACTCTACAAAACCTTCCCAGAAGAGAAGAGTATCAAGAAATACATCGCAGCCTTCGAACTCATGCGATCCGCTAACGGAAAGCTTGTTGTGGAAGGGTTTATGAATGGCGTTTCTCCTCATGTCGGAAAAGTAAATGCCCGCGACGAATCGTTTTTCCTCGAAAATGCGGATAGTATTGAATTTCTCCGCGACATGAACATTAAGGCCTGCTGGCCCAATGCGTCCGAATCCACCAAGGCTGCCATTTGGCAGTACCTTCAAACTCTATACATGCTAGGTACGACTATAACCTCAATCCCCCCCGAAACTCTCAGTATGATTGAAAATGTAGCGAAGCAGTGCGCTGATAAGCTTCAGACCGATGGTGAAGAATTGGACGAAGCCCAGATCATGGCTTCTATGCAGGGTCTACTTGGGAATATGTTGAAAAAATAAAAGTTTTATATATAAATGGTATCCGTCTTTAACGATCCAAAACAATTAGTACGTCAAGATAAAATTACGGAATTTTGGCCAGTAAACACACAATCCTCAGCAGACCGGGTTAACGCGAGTGTCAGGTTTATAATTTATGCCACGTGCATATTATACCTCATTCGCCGCGATATTCGAGTATTTGTCCTCGGTGCTACTGGTGTTGGTGTTTTATACGCGATGGAACAAAATAACATGATTAAACATGGTTCCGCGCGTGCGGCTAATGGAAATCCTGGATGCCAACTCCCTACCGCCGATAACCCCATGGCAAACGTTTTACTGTCCGATTATGATGGTCGCCCCGATCGCCCTTCCGCTTGTGATGTAGATAGTGTTTCTTCGGAAATAGATAAATATTTAACCGGTGATCTTCAATACGGTCCCCAGAAATCTCGTTCCCCTTGGCCAGATCGTCAAAGGAACGCTCTCGCGAGGCAGTTTGTAACTTCTCCAGTATCCGGAATACCAGGCGATCAGACCGCATATGCCGAATTCTTATATGGTAAGAAGGGTGCCCCTATGTGTAAGACTGACGGATTATTCTGCGATCCCAACGCTCGCGGCGTTCAATTGGAAGCTTTTGGGGGTATAGATACTAATGAAGGTGCTAGGGGTGGTGGTGGTTATGGTAATTTTGGTAGCGGTGGTTCGCGAAGGACTGGTCCATCGTCTCCGGGTGGTATGTAATAAAACCACCCATTTAGGTAGATAATATTCTCGTGTAATAATAAATGGCGTACCAACTCCAACCAGGATTAAGTCTTGTCCAGAATCCAGCACACCCTCCCGTGTGTGCGACCGATGAAGTTTTTGTTTACCCTCAGCCCAGTACACTTAACTATGGATCCGGCCGCCCAAATACCATGTTATACGGAACCGCTCCTTATATGGCCGGTAAAGGTTCCCCAGCCCAATTCATAGAAACGAGTGATCAATTACGTCCTCAATCCACCTCTACATTTAATACATCTATAGCTAAAACATACGAAAATCAATATTTCCCCATTCAAAATGTCGAATGCAAGTTGCCTCTTCGAACCAGGACTTATGAGCCCGCCAGTACTCGTGCGATGACTCAGAATGTTGTGTTCAATCAGAGATATGCTAAATAAAAAATATCGACAACAATTAAGAATGGCGGACCCAGTATCTATAGCTGCTATAGCTGGATTAGCTTATTTAGGAAAGCGATTAAGCGAGCAACCCGAAAAAACCATGCCACCCGCGACTGAGCCCATACAACCCATACAGGATATGGTTGCTCCAGCGATTATGGATAATTCCTCAACCCGTACACCACAGCGCAAACTCGAACATCCCACATTCGGAGACATAGCTCCTCAATATAGGACCAGTGGAAGTGAAGTTTTAGAAATGCGTGATCGCATGTTTGACACAGGCCGAATGAATAATCTTTCCCCAGTGGAAAAACAACTCGTAGGCCCCGGTTTAGGCGTGGGTCCCGAAGTTCCATCTTTCGGCGGACATCAACAGCTCTTTCGTGTAAACCCAGAAAACGTCGGTGCGTATCGTTTAACTACCCTGCCCGGTAGGAGTGGTCCAGCGCATGATATATCAGGTGGTCGTCGCGGTGTCATGGGTGAAATAGGCAATAATAGGCCCGAGACTACCGCTATGCTGACCGGTCGTCGCCCCCCAGTTGGTGGACGGGCGCAGGGTATGTCGGGCGTCGTCGTACGTTCCGAACATGAACATACTAAGCGACCTACTAACCGTTCCGAGACTGGATCCAGAACCGACGGTCTCGGTTTCCGTGGAGCTAAGCGTCTCGTATCCGAACTCACATCTTCCCAGGATCCCACCAGGAATAAGAAGGATGGTAATATCGAACAATACGCGTACAACAATAATCCCGCACCCAATATTCACAAATACGCACACGGCTACCTCACCTCACCCGCCTCCAAAATTGGCGAAAAGCGTACGTACGCAGCACCTCATACCGTCGAGGAACTTCAAAAGTATGGGTTCCGCCCCGACGATCGCAGAGGCAAGGCGAATCGTGCCGGTAATGCTGGTCGCATGAACGTGCGCTCCGGGCCCCTCAATCAGGGTGGTTTACCTACCGCTGCGAGAACAGACACTACTCGTATAGACGGGCGTGTCAATGGTGTCAACGGTGGATGGACACAGCAATACACCAACGATTCTTATCACCAATTAAACACATACAAGGGAAATCAGAATCCATTGGCATCGGGTGCCAGTCTCAACATAGCCAAAAATCAAATGCAAAAGAACCCTTTATCTCAACAATACTTTTAAATAATATAGATTGTAAAATAACACCCATTAAAATATTATCCATATATTTTAATGAGCGTATACACGTTAGATATAGATAGTAGTGAACGAGATCCCGTATCGTATCCGAATCCAGGAGACTACGTTGTCGAATTACGTCATCCTATTTATGATGTTAAGAAATTGTCTATAGTTTCTGCACGTATTCACGCGAGTCAATTACTCGTTAATGATAATAACAATACGTTTTCTATTAATAATACTAATACTATAATTACACTTGATAATGGAAATTATAGCGGAAGAACTTTAGCTACTGAATTGGATACTAAATTAACTGGTATAACTGTCGCGTATGATAAAGATAAAAATGATATAACATTTACTGGTTCTTCTGAGTTTACGTTTAATTTTTACGGTGGCACAAATGGGTATCACTCTAGTGTTGCCGTGGATGGAAAAACAACACCGCACGATATTTTAGGTCTCCCCGCGAGTAACGTGACATCCACGAATAACACTCTCACCACCGGAAGTGTTAATTTACAGGGCCCAGATGCCCTCATCATAAAAATCAGCAACGGCGCTGACGAATTGAATAAAACTGTATATTCCGATACACCCTTTTATACAGGGAGAATCCTTATGTGTGGTGACGTTATTAACTATTCGGGTTCTGATGATGCGGTAGAGCATAATTTTGACACGGGTACACAAAACATATCAAAATTACGTATACAATTCTTCTACAGTAGTAATAATCGTTTAATCCCGTACAATTTTAGAAACGCTAACCATATATTAAAACTGAATATCGAATGTAGTACAGACAAATTATATACGACACCTAAGGTCGTTAAAGATTTCTCTTTACCACCACCTGTGCGCATCCCTGAAATGGAAGATCCGGATAGGTGGAAAGGGTATGTATACATTTTCCTGATAGTATTTGTCGGTTTAGCGTTCATTTTGCTCACTCGACCTAAAAAAATTAGCGGGTGATGGCAAATACGGGAGAAGCGGGCTTCTTGACGCGAGTGGATAAGCGGGAGATGAGCATGAATACAAGGACAGAGAGGAGAGTGGTGAACAGCGCGGTGAGAGCGTAGTTAAGACCACCATTCTTCTGGACGCGTACGATCTGGTGAATACCCCATCGAACGAGATCCATCCAAGAAAGGGCAGCCGCGAAGGAGAAACCCGCAACAACGGCATTGAGAGACTGAGTCTCGAGCTCACGGGAGATGGAAGCGAGTACCTCGGAAGCGGCAGGGTTAGACATTTTATAATAGGTTAAGATTTTATTCTGGTAATAACTCTTCAACAAAGACTAATTTTTTGTATTTTTCTTTCCTGTACCCCTTGATTTTTTCATCTCCATCTTCTTCCTCATCATCAGAATCTTCTTCGTCTGAGAGACTCGATTCTGATGAGTTGTCTACCGTTTTAAATGATTTATAATTTGTATCGGTCCATCCCTCTGGTAATTCAGAGGTGCTCATTACTATCAATAGCATTTTTTATCATCTTCTCTGACGGATTAGTCGGCTTCCATGATTCCCACGCATCATACGCATCGTTTATAGCGAGCATGTTCACATCACTCCCTGAATAAGGCTCGAATTGAATATCCTCTTCCACTTCATCTACGACTTCGATTTCTTCATCATCCGATTCCTCCTCGTCGTAAATGTCTGGAAAATAGGAACCTATCTTATTACCGACCGTGTTCATGGCACAATATTTCATACAATATTCCATATCCTTTCCCAGTATAGTATCCCTACCACACGCTTTAGCGTATTGTCCTGAGAGAACCACGGAGTGTTCTAATACAGGTGTTATAATCTCAATTGCCGATTTTTCCAGAGTTGAAGCGAAGTTTTGCGACTCCATCTTTAAATTCTAATATGTTATTGCTTAGCGCATAAACTCTAAGCTCTCTATTTTCTGACAAAGCGTTCAAGTCAAATTTGAAATTTTGGTTTTTGATCATACTGAAATTTCTTTGACCTGTGGGGTACCATCTTTCTGGTTCTAATGCGAAACTGTAGGAGTAAAATCGTCTAAATAATTGCGTCCGGGAATGATGAATACCACTCTGAACAGCTCGAAGGTTTATAAATTTACCCGTCTTTTCATTCAACACGACTTCACCATCCAATGTCATCTCCAAACTTTGTAAATTTTCGTAGGAAATATAATCATTGTTTAAAATTTGACTCGGGTGATCATAATCAAACGGATTCGATACACTCGTTCTCTGTATAACGAAAAATAATTCTTTGACTGGATTTATAAATTCGGTTCTATGTTTAAAAGGGTTTGTATTGGCCGGAATCGTATCCCTGCTCACTTGGAGTTGTGTTATGATATGATTCACTTCTTCTGATTGGTATTTTATCCGTTCCGGGTCTCCGAGTTGTACCATTTCTGTCTGGAGAGACATTGAGTTTATACCCACATCATATATACCTGAAGAAATTAGATTTATAGTTCCTTTCATAACCGAGTGTGATGTACAATAATACTCCAACGTATTGGGTGCATCGAGTGGAACTGTAAAAGTTGCGGGATCTGTGGCCGAACTTAAACCATTCGCGTATGATGTTCCACCCGTTTCTCTCAACGCGAAAGGATGCCCAGATTTATTGTATGTAAAATTATACGTGTTCCCTTTTATCAATGTAAGCGTGGGGTGGGTAGCACCGTCTATTATATATGCCATCCCACCACTCTCAACAACAACATTGAATGTTGTATTATTGGGTGAAGCGCTCACCGGTAAATCGGTTATACACTTTTCTCGGGTGTTTAATTTAATTTCTATTTCACATTCTTGCCGGGTAAGTGCGCATAAAGGGATAGACAATTCTGGATTATTATAAAAATAAAAAGGTATGTCTACTATACATTTTCGGGGAGTAGTTGCGGTTCCCAAATATCCTTGTATTTTTGTATCACTCACATTTGTTCCCGAAAGTTCGTCTGGACATTTACCTATTAATTTGGACAAATTCGTTTGTTTCGTCTGAGTTATGTAGTTTTCGGAGTGTATCTGGAGCCAATCTGCTGGTATTCTCTGAATAACCTGACCTCCTATGATCAAATCTATATATTCAATCAACGCATGACCTATAGATTCTATGTATGTATACGTAGTACCAAACGTGAGAGGTGGAAGTTCGAACTGAACACTAACGTTTTTTATGAGATCACCACAATTGTTAGGAATCGTACATCTTAAAGTACTTCCATATTCTAGGTTTCCATCTAATTCATGGTTTACTTCATATTTCGCGAAGTTTGTATGTTTCCTGAAATTTTTTACGAAGTGCGTGTACTCTGGATCGTCTGTGAAGAATATATCCTGAGTACCCTTCGTGGCGAGTTGTAATCGTCCCGCCATTCCTAATACTATACGTTAAAATTTTAAGCCCGCTAAACCACTTTCTACGTGAAGTACATTGTAATTTTGGGCGTAAATAGATAGGTTAGTTTTTGATAGTGACGAGACATCTTCCAATTCAACATCTATCTTTTTGTGTATTATACGACTCATGTTTAATTGTCCCGTGGGGTAATACATCTCGGGTTGAAGAGAAAAGGAGTACATATAAAATTCATACACGGGACTCGGGCACCCTGTATGATGACGAAGTGATTGTTCGTATGCCAGATATTGCCCACTTTGATCAAATATGGTTTCACCATTACAATCAAATTTTATATTCTTTATCGATCTATAATCGGAACGTTTACCTGATAAGATTATGTTAATGGTTTGATCTGTATTGCTAGCTTCAGTCAAAGAGTACACACGCACCCGACCGGTCGAAATGCCATTGCCGTCGTTGAAAGGAGTGCCGATCGCCACGCGCGTGCCGTCTGAGGACATAGATAGCGAGTATCCGGACAAGTCGTCCAAAGCCTCGCCGTCTATATCTGACCCTACCTGCTCCCACGCAGGAGTGACGCTGTTGTAGACGTACACCCGAACGTGGCCGGCGTCATCGCCGGTGCTAGGGTCGTTGTAGGGAGAGCCTATCGCCAAATGTGTGCCATCCGATGATAGAGATACCGACCACCCGGAGTTGTCGGCCGCAGCCTCGCCGTCGATATCTTGGCCCACCTGGCTCCAAGATACATTGTTCCAATCATACACACGCACGTGGCCGGCGTTATTACCGGTGCTAGGGTCGTTGTAGGGAGCGCCGATCGCCACCCGCGTACCGTCTCCTGATATAGATACTGACCACCCGGACAAGTCGTCTCGCGCCTCGCCATCGATATCGCCACCCAACTGGCTCCACGCCCCGCTGCTCTCTGAGTACACACGCACATGGCCGATGTCGACGCCGGCACCATTATTGGTGGGGTTGTTAATATATGCACCGATCGCCACCCGCGTGCCATCCGATGATAGAGATACTGATCGCCCGGACCGGTCTCCATAACCCTCGCCGTCGATATCATTTCCAATTTTATTCCAACCATAAGTAGCATCGTATTCATAGACCCGCACGTGGCCGGCGTTGGAGGCGGTGCCGTCGTTAAACAAAGCGCCGATCGCCACCCGCGTGCCGTCTGAGGACATAGATACCGAGTACCCAGACTGGTCGCCCACAGCCTCGCCATCAATATCGCCACCCACCTGGCTCCAAGATACATTGTCCCATTCGTACACGCGCACATGACCGACTCTGTCGCCGGCAGCAGTATTGGTGGGGTTATTAAATGGTGCACCGATCGCAACGCGCGTGCCGTCAGAGGATATAGACACTGAAGTGCCAAAGTAGTCTTCCGCACTCTCGCCGTCAATATCTGCGCCAAGCTGGCTCCAAGATACATTGTCCCATTCGTACACCCGAACCTTACCGGTCCCGCCGGTGATGCCGCCGCCCTGGGGGGGCATTATGGCGCCGATCGCCATGCGCGTGCCGTCTGAGGACATAGATACCGAGTACCCAGACTGGTCATACGCAGCCTCCCCGTCGATGTCTTGACCTAATTTTGTTATCTGAAACGTATTTGTACCAGGAATTGTTGTAGATAAGGGTGTTAAAGCTTGATCATTTGTTGTAGTATCCATGAGACGATTTTCAAACACCACACATGTGTATACCACAACTTTTCCATCTTGACTTGTAGCCAAACTAGAACCTGCAACTATAACATTTCCATCACTCGACATGGATACAACTCTCCCCATTTTATCACCCGCCCCGCCCCCAATATTCGAAAATACTTGATTCCAAGTTCCATCGGTTTCTTCGTACACTTTCACAACACCTCTATCATCACTCTCATACTTTGGGCCACCGGCCATAACACGTTTACCGTTAGATGATAATGATACACTAAACCCAAATTCATCACCAGAACCTTCACCGTCTAAATCAATTCCAATTTTATTCCAAGTACCACCCGAATATTCGTAAATACGGACATGTCCTCGATTGCTAGCATGTACATATGCTCCTACGGCGACGCGATTTCCATTTGAAGAGATTGAAACTGCATGTCCGAATCTATCACCATTACTTTCTCCCGAAATTTGACCCAAGGATGACCACGAACCTTCAGATTCTGTATAAATTTTTACATAACCATTACCATTCTGGTATTGATCAGCACCTACAGCTAATCGTGTACCATCAGAATTCAGAGAAACAGACGAACCAAAATATTCATTGGTACTCGCACCTGCTAACTGAACTAATAATGTTTGAGAATCTATATCATAAACACGAGCATATCCAGTGTTTGTAGTATCACTTAACGCACCAGACGCAACACGTTTACCATCCGATGATATAGAAATTGTTTTCCCGAATTGATCACCTGAAACTCCACTCGCTTCAAATATTTTGTTCCAAGACGCGTTCGAGTATTCATAAACCTTTATCGTTTCGGTACCATAAGCTGCACCCACGGCTACTCGCATACCATCCGAAGATATAGAGATAGATTGTCCAAACCTCTCGTTAGTTGCACCAGGAATAGATGGTCCTACTTGCGTCCATTGACCTTCCACATTATCGTACACGCGTACTTCACCATCATCGCTACTATGGTTCATAGCTCCTACAGCTATACGTTTTCCATCTGCACTCATAGCAACCGACGATCCAAATGATTCGTTTTCTTCTATACCGTTTAGATTAGATCCCACTTGGTACCATTCTACTTGATATGGGTTTTCAGAATATTCTTCTTTTGCCACAAAAAACATCTCTTTGACTGGATTTTTAAATTTTAAAAGTGCGGATTTTTTTGATTCATTTGGTTTATATACCAATTTAGATACTTGTAATTGTGTGATTAAATATTCTATAGGTCTCGTGAGTAAAAAGTTTCGTTCATCCTCGGAAACAAAATAAAAATCTGTTATGATGGAAGCATTTTTTATACCTCCATTTGTAGTTCTTTTTCTTACATTTATAGAATTTGATGATGTGTAGTTAAAAGATATATCGTCGTCGACATCCCTGAATTTTATATCTATTTCTACGAGTTGTTTAGTTATAGCACACACGGGTATAGCTAAACTTGGGTTCCTGAAGAAATAAAATGGAAGATGTACATATAATTCCGTAGTTGGATTAGATAACCTGTTATGACTAGTTAGGTAATATAAAGTTGTTCCAGTTTCATCTGTGTTGTTATTTAATTGATTGTACATGTATATGAAATCACCGGTTATACGTTCTATTGTTTGTCCTCCTATCTTCAAATCGGCGTACTGAATAACATGAGTACCTATAGACGTATTGTATAGATTAGAAGTCCCTGAAAGAGTGTCTATTTCTATTTTAAGTATAGTACTTCTAACCAAATCTCCCACGTTGCTGGGTACACGACATTTTAATAAGCTTCCTAATTGTATATCACCCGAAAGGGGTAATTCTACTGCCTCAGTAGAGAATTGGCTATGTCTTTTAAATATAGACGTAAAATACGAAATCTCAGGAGCACCTGTGAGCCACTGGTCCTGGGTTCCTGTTATGGCGATTTGAAGTTTACCTGCCATTCTTACTAGATGTGAGTAAAATTTTATGAAATAAAACGGGGCGGTATTATAGATGGATCTACGATTACGTAAATTTAATCCAGCCACCATGGCGGATGATAAAGTATGTGTTTTTGTTGGTAAGCGTAATACTGGTAAATCTACACTCGTCACCGACATTTTATGGCACAAGAAACATTTACCAGCTGGAATAGTTTTGTCTGCGACTGAAGAAGGTAATCACTATTATCAACAATATGTTCCAGATCTTTTCATTTACGGAGATTATGACAGGGATGCCATAGAACGTGTTATGGAAAGACAGAGGAAACTCGTGGGAGCGGGTAAATCAAATTGTGGTGCATTCTTATTATTGGACGATTGTATGTATGATAACAAATTCATGCGCGATACATGTATCAGGCAGTGTTTTATGAATGGGCGTCACTGGAAGATCTTCTTCATGTTGACGATGCAGTATTGTATGGATCTTCCACCAGCTCTTCGCGCTAATGTGGATTATGTGTTTATTCTCAGGGAGAACATCATTCAGAATAGAGAGAAGCTTTACAAATCCTTTTTTGGTATTTTCCCAAATTTTGATATGTTTAATAAGGTCATGGATGCGTGTACCGAAAATTATGAATGTATTGTTTTGGATAACACCAGTAAGAGTAACAAGATAGAAGATTGTGTATTTTGGTATAAAGCAAAATTACGAAAAAATTTTAAGGTTGGGGCTCCAGAATATTGGAATACGCATAAAAAGATGTTTAATCCGAAAGGTGGGAGTGCAGCCAATAGTATTAAACAGGCAAAAAAGAGTACTCCCATTAAAATCACTAAAACTAGGTGAGCGCGAAAAATTATTTATTAGAAAACATTGTTCACTATTAAATGGCGGCTAATATTCCTACGTTAAATTTATCTGATCCCACTGATGGGATGGTTCCTATAAATAACAGTACTACATTTGTGGAAAATTCGCCTGAAAAAAATATACTACAAAGTAAAGAAACCATGGATTCTACACCGATCGCCGACATTATGGGACAGTCCCAGGATAGTTTAGATGCGCCTATGATGGCTATGGACCCTCGTGTGGTTCAGCAGCAGATGATGGCTCAACCCCCCGCTATGGTTTCCCAAACCGCTGGAAACGAGGGTTCGGATTCTAAGAAAAGGAACCCCTTAGATCTCACCGATGATCAGATGCAGGCTCTCATCGTTGCGGTCGCCTGCTCAGCCGCCGTGAGCAAGCCTGTCCAGGATAAACTCGCAACCACCATTCCTCAATTTGTAAACGCACAGGGTAACCGAAGCTTTGTAGGGTTAGCCTCTACGGGGCTTGTCGCTGCTGTAATTTTCTATTTCGCGCGACGTTATTTTTAAAATCGAAGTACATCCCCACTCTGAGATATGTACGCAACCCCAGCACCAACTACCATAGCACCCGTTACTATCAACGTTGCTACGGCAGTATCCTTAGGATCTTTACCATACTCTTTCAGGTACCTCTTTAATTTAGCCCACCTAAAACCTTCAGTCAGTAGAATCATAAACAGGACAGAAAAGGCTGAAACCATGAACACGGTTCCAGTTTTAGCACTCAAGAAAATGCTATGATTACCGAGCCACCATATCAACATTGGTAGGATAACGGTTAACATGGACATGTTAGCCCAGTATTTCCATTCTAAACGCATGAGAGGTATGCTGAACAGTAAAAGCATCCATATAAGAATGGACATCGTAAACCTGGCTAGTGGTACCGTCACAGCACCATCAATAACACTTGACATTTATAAGTATATGATATTATTTATCGATGACGTGCGATCCGCAAAATTCTTTCTGTTCTGATATTTTTGTGTACACCCCTATCTGAACAGCAATATTGGTCAATTTCGCAAATTTGTTCCAAAATTCTTCGCTATGCGAATATTCTTCTACTACACAATGTACGAGTTCGTGTAAGAGTACGTGAAACATATCGTTAACCGTTCCATCAAGACATAATCCTATCTCAGACCCTTTGTTGGTATTGTATCCTGGTGTTTTATTCCGTTTATGTTTAATGACGAGTGGTTTTGGTTGATAAATTTTCTTAAAGTCTTCTTCGTGTGTATTTATTAAATGTTCCCTGAGCTTTTTATACTTCGCTTTAACTTCTACAACCCTCTCGTCTTCGTGTATGTTTTTAACTATAAGAGCGCTGATCACCAGTAGTAATACCACGGCCAGCATTTTTATATACCAATATAAATTTACTGTACAATTCTGATATCGGGTGTCCCTTTAAACCCTCCCATAAATCTAATGTAAACCCTTCATTTTCTAGATGTGAAACTAATATATCCTTATGTGCTAAGGGTTCAGATTTAGGTCCATCTGCGTAATAAGGTGTATCGGCTAAATGTACAAAAAGTTTTTCACCGAAAGCACCATTACTAGTTTCTTGCATTTTGAAAAAATTTCCCAAATCATCTTGATAAGGTGTTTTAAAAATCATAGTGTGAGAATCTGGAAGTATACCTACAAATCTTCCACCCGGTTTTAATCTTTTTTTAATTTCTCGCATCGTTGATAAAAATAAATCTTTCGATTGGAAAATATAATGAAGTGCAAAATTGTAGCATATGACATCATGTTTTCTCACAGGTGTAGCATGTATATCTCCCAAATAAAAATTGACACGTATTTTCATATTTTTTGCTCGTTGTTTAGCTTCTTGTAAAGCTTCTTCGTTAGGTTCACACATGTTTATATTGGCGCCAACATTTTCCCACTTTTTTAAATCACCACCAAACCCACACCCAACATCCAGTATACTATCACCCTTTCGAGTGACTCTCGATATCAGTTCTCTCTTTTCGTCGTTGTGAACACGGCGAAGATTTTCCATGATAAATTATACTTTTTTAACTCTAAGTTTGATTACTTAAAGGTAAAACGCCCCAATAAGATATAATGTCTCTTGAACAAGATTTCACCACGGTACCTGGTCAATTGTTCGCGTGCCTTAGTATCGTAGGACCAGAGTGTCCCCAGAAGAATGAAAAGTTTGGAATTAAGATTCGGGGGTGTTTTTCTACCCGCGACGAGGCGGCGAATCACGCAAAGCGTCTTCAGAAGGAAGATAGTACGTTTGACATTTACGTAGTTGATATGTACAAGTGGCTACTCATTCCACCCGACAATGCGAA